ACCGGGGTCAGCCGCCGCTGGCGCTGGTGCAGTGCGCCACTTGGGGGCAACATTATCAAAGGTCGTAACCATATCCAGGTCCTTCTTACTAGAACCCCGTCCGGGGCTGCGTTGGCATTATGTAAATCCCGGTTGCGCCAATGTAAAGGGCCGGGGCTGAAAAAGGTCGGCGCGGCGGTTTGCCAGCGCCAACCGAGGCCAAAGGGCCAAACGCGGCTCGCCAGGATCGCTCAGGGCGGTCGTTTAGGGTATGGTCAAGGCGGTTGCACCACGGCCGGAAGCCGAGCGCCAGCGGGTCGCCCTTAGTCGGACGGGACCGGGGCGTTGGTGTCGGTTTCCTCGATGCGCGCCAACCAGCCTATGAGCTTGCCGTCGGTGCGGCGCATGGGGCTCGCAACGCAGAAAACCTTGTGACATGTTCCGTCGGGGCGCTGCACACGGTAGCGGGCTTCAAAGCCGCGCTCTTCCTCAACCGCGCGCTTCCACTCAGTCACAATCTTTTCGCGGTCATCGGGGTGGATCGTGATAATCCAACCGTTACCGGTCAAGTCGAATATCTGCCTATCGACCATCCGCAGATAGGCGCGATTCGCACGAATGAGCTCACCGCTGGTGTTCTTCTCAACGATTGCCGTGCGAACCGTGTCGAGCGAGCTCCATTGGCGTGCTGTTAGGTGCTCCATCGTGTTCGTAAACTCGATCATCGTGTTGTTGATGATCTGAACATCGGACACTAGATTGTCCATGCTGCTGAGCGTGGTTCGCGTTTTCTCAACGAGGGGCTTGAACACCTTGGTCCACACACGCCAAAGCGCCGCAGCAATAACGCTGACCGCAGCGATAAAGCCTGCCCACCACTCGACGATGCCGAGGATGACTTCGTTGGTGAAGAGGTCCACTGTTACTTCAGGCTGATGCGTGAAGAGGCTTTGAACCGCCCGTAAATGGTGGTCACGCCACCGAACACACCGATCATCGACACGATGACCATCGGCGCTTCGGAATTGAGGATATCAGCTTGCTCGGTTGTCAACCAACCAGCGACTGAACCAACGCCCGAAAGCACGGACATCAAGCCGCCCCAAAGAGCAACGCTCTCCCAAGGCTTTTTCACCTGAGCCGGCGAAGGAGCTGGCGTTTGCGTGTCTGTCATCTGAACCTCCAGTATCGTTTATCTAGGGTCAGCCTTAAACCTTGACCAGCGCCTAGTTTCTAGGTGAAGACGTGCGCGACCCATTCTTCTATCGTGTACCGAACTTGATAGGCGCTGTTCTGGTCACTGATCGTCAACGTTCTAAAGGGAGCGCTGCCACCCTTGGCTATGATTTGACCGGTGAAGTTATGCGAGCGCCACAAATTATATCGTCGGTCGCCGAAACCGTTCGGCGGCTCAGGCGAGCCGTCACTAACCGTGACGGTCGTTCCGAGTTCCAGCGCGAAGGCTTCTTCGAAGGTCATATAATCAGTCCGTTCGTGGTTCCTGTGTTAGTGACGGTGACTGTATGCCCATTCTTTCGGATGCAATAGCCCGCGACGCCTTGTGAGCCGCCAGCCGTGACATCAGCCGTTCCTGCAACGCCGTTCGCGCCATAGCCGCCGCCAGCACCGCCGTCACCTGGAGTCGTCCCATTGCCGCCAGCACCGCCGCCGCTGGTAGTCCCATCAGCGCCGTCAACCGGTGCGCCAGAGGTTGGCGTGCCAGTTCCCTTCAAGCCTTTCGGCCCATTCGGTGCGCCGCCGCCGCCGCCTGATCCTGGTCTATACGTTATCGTCATGGTTAGTTCTCGTTACCACCGCCGCCGCCACCGCCGCCACCGCCGCCACCGGCGTCATCGTAGTAATAGCCGCCGCCACCGCCGCCGCCGCCGCCGCCGCCCTGTACGGTCGCTCCGGTGTTGATGTTGATGGTCATTGGCAAGCGGCAATAGATAGCGTCACCGCCGATACCCCCATTGCCGCCGACAGCACCTGAAGAACCGTTGCCACCTTTAGCTCCGCCACCGCGCACAATGCCGCCGCTCTTCACAGTCAGCGTGAGCGTGATGGTGTAGTTTGAAGTCGGCCATGTACCTGAGTCAATAGCAATGCCACCATCAGGCGCGCCAGCAAGACCGGTGATTGTGATGCCACTTTCAACTTCAAACGTGATCGTCGCGTCTGAAGAGCCAGTGTAACCAGCGGCGTTCGCAACGTCGCGCAAGTTTACGCCGACTGATGAACTGCTCAGGTCGATAGTGGCGCTGAACGCTGAAGGAGGCGTTCCAGGCTCACCAGGGGTTCCCGGTGCAGCGATGACATCCCAATAAGCGTTCGCTTCAGCCGTACCGGTTGGGCCGGTTTCAGCAACGTGCGTGAGCGACGAGTAGCCTGTACCGCCTGTGAAGCTTTCGATGCCGGTTGCGAAGTAGTAGCCAAGGCCGACAACGCCATTGGCATCGACGCACTCGATGTAATCGACCTCCATTGTATGCGACACGCCGCTGGACATGCGGAACTGTATCTGCGTGATCGTGTTTGAAGTCCAGTCAGTACCGCCCGCCGTGAGCGCGCTCATGTCGAATTCAAGCTCGAACCATTCGTTCACGGCGTACGGATCAGGCTGAGCGGCTGATGCATAGTAGCTGTCACTAAAGCCGTGACCGCCCGTGACATAACGAATGCGACCCTGCCAAGCTGGCGTTCCTGTCGTGTAACGCGCACGCACACGGACTTTCGTGTAGGTCGCACCGGAAAGCGACAAGCCGCTTGGCGAACTGACGGCTGGTGGCGGAGTGTCATCCGCTGCGACAGCCTTCAGCACGTTTTGGGTTGAGTTCACTTTGCAGCGGTACGAGCCACCATTGAACGTGACCGCGTCATCGCGGTAGTAGGTATTCGCAGCGCTATGAGCACCGCGCCAGTTCGGGCTCGTCAACAGAGTCGGCGTTGACCATGTGTTAACCAACACACCGCCGCTCGTCTTCAAAGCAGTCGAAGCCCAAAGAGCAGCGGTTCCCGTTGGGAACGACGTGGTCCAACCAGCCGGTGAGTTCCCGCTTGGCTTCGCGGGCGGTCCAATGCTGCGCTTGTATCGAACTTCTTGCTTGGGTGCCGTGCCACCTGAAGGGCCGAACGCCAAGTCGCTCAGTTGACCACCGACCGTGTAGAACGATGAGTCGAAGTAAAGCCGCAGCGAAGTTGAAGCTGACGTGACAGTGCGCTTCAACACACCGTTGACGTAGTAGCCAATGGAGCCACCGTCATACACGATGCTGAAGATGTCATTCGCAGCATACGACTCAGGTGAACCGCCATTGTCATAGACCTTGACGCCGCTCTCCCAGATTTCCCACTTGGCATCTGTCTTAAGATAGAAGGCGAAATCAATCCCGGTGTAGTTCGCGTCCGTTGCTGGATCGCTGTTCAAACCAACGTAGATCGCCGCGTTGGATTGAATAGGCTTCACAGACATGAACGCGCCGCCAACGTAGCTCTCGTTGGAGTAGCCTTGCGCGTCCCAAGCGCCGGAGCCGCTTTGCTTCTTAAGGCCGCGCCCCGTCAGCGTCATGGTGCTGGTTTTCACAATCGAAAACAGGTTGCCGCCTGAGCGCTGGCGATAGACCGTCATGGTGTCAACCAGCGAGCCAAGCGTTGCCGTGATCGCAACGCTTTCGTTCGTGCCGAAGTCAGCTACCGCAAGCGCACGAGTGTCGCCGCTTCCGGTGAGCGTAACGGTTGGCGAAGAAGACCACACCACCGTTCCGCCCGCTGCGTTCTGGCGATCGACAGTGAAGTTGATAGTTTGCGCGGCCGGATTCGCCGAGTTATCAGGGTCGAACGTGAAGTTCTGGTTGTCAGCACGCAAGCTGATGGTCTGCGCGTTCACACCGAAGCGCGCCTTGGATATGGTGTAGGTGCGATCGATGAGGAAGCCACCGTAATTCGCACGGAACACCGCTTGGCCAAGGTCAGCTGACATGCTGGCAACGGTATAGACGCCGGTCGTAGCATTGATGCTGACGTCAACGCCGGTTTCACTCAACACACTGTAAGCGACGCTGTAGCCGGTCGTCACGTCGGTGATGCCGTTATAGACCTTGAACGTGCCACCGGCTGAACTGAAGTCACCACCAGTGCCATCAGCGGCGGTTGGTACGACCATCGCCTCGTTCGTCAGGTAGCCATACTTCAGCGGCTTCAAGCCGTTCGTGCCAGTCGTAACGCCGGTGACAGTGACCCAATCGCCGACGACACCGAAGACCGTGGTATGGCGCATTCGCACGTCGTACGTCGTACCAGACAGCGTTTCAAACGTGACTGACGTCGCGCCACTTTGCCCAATGGGAGCAACGATCCACTCAGAATCCGCCGCGCGTTTGTATTCAACGTCAGTGCGCTGGTGAATGTTCCCAGGTGCAGTCCAGCTTGCCTTGATGCCGTCGCGAATATCATCAGTCGCGCCGCCGCTGCCACCGGTGAGCGTCGCAGCGATAGCGGCTTGCCCTGTCACTGCCAGCTTGTCTTGAATACTAAAGCCGGGGTTGGTATTGTCAGTTAGCGAGTTGATCGTACCAGCGACCCAGATGTTAGCGTGAACTTCACGCAACGTAAGAGCGATGATGCCTTCAGTCGAGACCTCATAACCAATGATGCGGAACTTCTTGTTCGTAAAGGCATAGCGCGGGAAGTTAACTTGGATGATGTCCCATAGCTTTACGAGTAGCCCTTTCATGTTCACTGGTGAACGGAAGACTCCTTGGTAGCGTCCTTCATTCAGCAGGATGCGCGACAGCTTCTGCGCTTGGGCTGGATCTTGCACTGCACCGTAGGTGACAGATATCTGGCGCGCGAACCCGTCAATAGTTTCGTAAGACGCATCGGTGACGGTTGGAAAAGACTTCAGTTGGTAGAGCTTAGTCGGATCGACGAACTGGCCAGCAACAGAGTTGAACCGATCCTTAATTTCGTTAGCTGGAACCCATTCCACCTGACCCATGAAGTCATCAGGGCCAAACGTAGCTGACACGACAGCCGTATCGTCAACGCTGACGAAGAAGCTGTACCGACCACCAACGTCGAGGAGCTTTCCATAGCAGGCTTGCTCAATCATCTGGCGGTTGGTTTCGTGCGCGTCGCCGGTGCTGAGAATCAAGTCGCCTTCATAGCTTTGCGTGGCGCAATCATTCGCAGCCGTTATGAAGGACGCAAAGTCAATGTCATCTGGGTCCACACCCATGCCTGCAACCAGCGTCGTTCCAATCTTCCAGCCCAACAGATACCAGAGCATCTGCAGAGCGGGATTGCGGCCGATGTCAGTTGAGCCGTCATTATACTGCCAAGTCGTTTGATCATCAGCCCTGTGCGATCCAGAGCCGCCGCGCGTGCTGTCCTTACGAGGGTCATAGACAAGCGCTCCCTTGACGATTTGTGTGTAGCGCACCGGGAAGCCGCGCGGGAATTTACCAGTGTCGTAGGTATAACGAAGGATGAAATACGCGCATCCTTTGAAGTAGTGATTGGTCGGATTCCAGTACGCTCCAGCCGCGCCCAAGGAGTAACCGACACCGGCTGCACCTTCTGTCACCGTGCGGCGCACGAGTAGGCTTCCGTATTGGCCGGTGTTGACACCAGTGCCAGCGTTGAAGTTGACAGCCTCTTCTTCGAGGTAGAGCTGCTCAAACGAATAGATCTTGTGTGTGGCAACAGCAATGACTTCGTCGTACTTCTTATTGTCAGTGCCGAACGTTTCCCAGTAACGCATGTCGTTACCGCCAACCGTTTGACCGAACACGATCTTGCGAAAGGCTTCAGGTTCAAGCGACTTGTTCAGGCGCTGCGTCGTTGCCGAGTTGATACTTGGTAGCTTGGGCTTAGTCAGCTCGCTTAATAGAACTGCGCCAATACCAAAAGCCGCACCAGCAACCGCCGCAGCAAGCCAGACCGGAACGAACGTCATACCGGCTGACAACAGCACCGACGCGGCGATGTTCGTGAGCGTGGCAACGATACCGCCACCACCGATTGGACCAAGCACCACAATCGCAACGAAGATCGCCACGAATGTGAGAACTGTTTTGACAACCTTGCCCATTAGAACGGAACCCTGAAGGCGTGCTTCACACCGAGTGTTGGTTCGCCAACCAAGCCCTCTTGCCCGAAGGCTTCACCTACGAAAAACGAAATAGAGCCGTAGCAGATTCCAAGCGTTGGCATATTGCTCGCGCGGTAAACCACGTCGCCGCGCCGTGCTTGGGCTGGATGAATCGGAGGACCAAGCGTGTCAACCGCCAATTGATACAGGCTCCCCGGTCCTTCGTCGCGTAGCTTTTGGGCGCACTCTTCACTTGACGCGTACTGCCCACGATACGGGGTAGCGTAATCAACGCCGGTCATCACGTGAATGGCCTCAGCAGCCCAAAGAGCGCAGTCCCATTCGCCCCAAACGAACGGGCGATACTGGTTCGCTTCGATCAGCTTGTTCAGCTCTTGCTGCCAGTTTGGAATTCGTTTGAGCATCAACCCGGCCTAAATGGAATACCAAAAGGACCAAATCCAGGGAACGGCAACCAGCTGAGTGGACCCTTTGGTGTTTCTTCACCAATCGGCGGGTTACGGTTGGCAAGGTCGTGAATGTACGTCTGCGAAAGATCAGCAGGGTCAATTTCAATCTGCGTGATGTACCGCGTGCGCGTTGAACGGCTGATAAACGCTTGGTGTGATTCAATGGTCAGCAGAACAGACGCGCTTTCACCAGAGTCAACCAGCTTCAGCTGATTCATCAGCCCTGTTTTGATGCGCGTCGGATTTGCGACAATGCCATATGTCTCGTTCAGCATTCCAATCCAAATCCACGCGCGCCGCCCTTGCCAGCGGTAAGCGTTGTTGATGATTTGGTCAAGCACCTCTTCGCCAATGTTTACACCAGCAAGCTTGATTGAAACCGCACCGCTGCCCGCGTTGTCTTCTTTGATCGCGCTGATTTCACCAAAGTTTGCGACGCCATCAAAGGTATAACCGTCAAGCGCTGCATCACCGGTTCCAGCTCCAACGAACTGGCCACGACCAGTCCACGCATAGACAGGGTCTGTTTGAATGTCGAGCCGCACTATCCAAACCGGCTTGATCTGCGGCTTGATGACCTCAGCCTGCATTGACGCATGAAGCGAACGAACCATTAGTAAGCCTCCACGCCTTCGAAGACGAACTTGTAAAGTTCAGGTGGACTTATGTCCCATCCCATATCATCAGACAATGGAGCGACGATGCAATAAGGGTTAGTAATCGTCAGCGCCGCGTTATCAGCTGGCGAATAGCGAAGAGCCGGCTCAAAGTTGAGTGTGGCCTGACCGCTGCCATTGGTTGTCGCATCAGCAGTCATGCACTTCAGTTCGTTGTTCACCATAAAGTAGTCGCCCTTCTTTAGGACGAGCGTGCTGTTGCTCCAACCGTCTGTGATGAGCGCTGTTCCCACTTGGTTCGCACCGTTCACTAAACCCGCCGCGCCGCCATAGCCTGAAGTCGGCGCTGTATAGTTGGGGATGTTGAACTTGAACGTACCGTAGCGACCGCGCAATTCCAATGCGAACACGCGCCAGTCAACAGCTTCGGGCGCATCAAGCTCAGGCAACGTGAACTGGATAGCCCAAGCAGCAAACGCCTGTTCACCGGCTTGCCGCTTACCAGTGAACGGCGAAGCCGCGATCGTGGTGCTGCGAACCATGCGGATGCGCGCACTGATGATCGGTACGTTCGACGGCATGGTGAGAGGATAGGTTGGCATTAGAGCGTCCTACGCGTGAATAGGTTCGTAGTGTCGGATGAAGCTGCTTCACGCGCTGCCTCGATGATAGCCGGGGCGGCTTCAAGCACTGCCTTACGCGCCATCTTCTCAACCTGACCGGGATCGTTCGAGCCGCGTGCATCGACGTTGACCACAATCGTTGGACCACCACCGCCGCCACTCATGGTCACCGGAATCGTACGCCCATCCGGGAGCGGAACATAAGCTTCCGGCTTGGAGCCTTCGCCAAACATTGCAAGCTGAGGCGACGACGCAATGCCGCCTGATGCGTAGCGTGTAAGCGCGAGGGGACCATTCGGTCCCATGATACCACCATTCTCAAAGAAGAAGCTGGCAATCGTAGCGAAGATACCTCCGCCACCGCTGCTCATGCCTCCAATCGAGGAGAACAGCGATGCAATCATCTCTTGGATACCAGACTCGATGAAGTCTGCGACGATACCAAGGAACAATTCCTTAAAGTCTAGACGTCCGGTTCGCACGAAATCCTTAATGGCGCTTGACACCCTGTCAAATGCGCCTTGAAGGAAGCCATACACGTCTTCGCCGGTGACACGCGCCTGCTCGCGCATGTCGAGCATGAACAGCTCAACACCGGAGGCAATCGTGTCCTGCGATTGTAGATAGCTGCGGCGCTGGTCTTCAAGCGCGCGGTTGTAATCATCCAGGCTTATGCGGCCATCAGCAAGCAAAGCGTTCAGTGCGGCAAGCGCACGCTCGTAGTCTTCCTGCGGACCGAGGATGTCTTGCAGAATTTCATCTTGCTGACGCAAGGCTTGGTTACGGCGCAACAGACCTTCAAGCTGTTCTGACTCAGTAAGACTGAGCTCGCGCTTCAACGCATCTTCGGCCGCAAACAAATCAGCGCGGATCTCACGTTCGTCGTTGGTTAACGACAGCAACACACGCTCACGCTCAAGATCGTCAAGCAGGTCTTGGAAGCTGCGACCACCGCCGCCGCTCCCATCTGCGCCGCCCGCGCCGGTTGTGATGTTCTCGCCAGCTTCATCGCTGATACCAGCGCCAGCGCGTTGACGACGACGCTCTTCAGCGCGCACTGCGGCGCGCGCGGCTAATCCGGCGACATAGTCTTCAGCGCCGTTGAACTCAGGTACTGAGTTGAACGCATCAAGCACCGCTTGTGCCGCGCCTTCGGCTGCGGTTCTAAAGCGCGGGATGTTGATAAGCTGAAGGTCAACGCCTGGAAGACTGTTGATACCACGAATGATCCAGTTGATAGCGTCCTGCACATAGCCTAGAACACGATTAGCTGAGTTCGCAACAGCCTCAGCCCAAAGGTCGCCGAAGCGGTTGAAGATAACACGCCCCGCCGCAACCAAGCGTTGGAAGAAGGTGATAGTGCCATCGACGAACCGCGCGGCTGACATGAGCAGGTCTTCAAAGTTGATCTGCTCCATGTTCACTGCGAAGCCGCTGAAGAACGAGGCGACCCAACCGATAGCGTCCTGCAAGAAGCCGATGAAGTCATCAAAGACAACGCTGAGCACGTCACCAACCATGACGGCTTCATCAGCGCCGTATTGCATTTGATCGCTGAATGCAATGAACAGTGAAATGCCAACCGTGAGCGCGGTGAGCAGTGCGCCAAGCGGATTCGCGGCGATAGCAACCGTAAGAGCGCGCACACCGGCAATGACAGCCGTCAAGCCACGACCAGCAAGCTGAACGGCAAGAACACCGCCAAGCGCCAGCGCAACGCGCATGACCGTGTCCATGTTTGCAGCAAGCCCAAACAGAAGGTCCACCACACCCTGACCGGCGTCGAAGAACACCGTGCCGAAGGTCTGCTCAACCGAGTTTTGCAGCACCTGGAAGCCGTCGCTCACGGTGAAGATTGCATCGCCGAACTCTTGGGCAAGCAAGTCACGCGAGGCTGCAAAGGCATCGAACACCATTTCAGCACTGATACGGCCTTCCATACCCATCGCGCGCAATTCGCCGCGCGTAACGCCAAGGTGATCGGCGATGACGTCAGCCACACGCGGCAAGCCTTCAAGCACTGAGCGTAGTTCGTCGCCGCGAAGCGTACCGCTGGCCAGACCTTGGCTGATTTGGATGATGCCTGAATTGGCTTCCATTGTGGAAGCGCCACTCAACTTGATAGCTTGGTTAAGCGACTCTGTGAATTGCAGGGTTTCGCGCTGGGATCGGCCAAGATCTCGCGAGGCATTGGCTACGCGCGCATAGAGCTCGATCGTAGCCGTGCGGCTAGATGCCGTCCGTTGGGCAATGTTGTAGAGCTCGGTCTCAACCGCAATCAGCTCGCTCGTGCTATCCGTGACCGTGGTCAAGCGTGAGCGCGCGCTCGTGAACGCATCGGTGATCTGCTGAATGGCGCGTAGCGTGCCAATGATAGCGGTCGCAGTGAACGCCGCGCTGATTGCGTTGCCGAGCTGTTGCCCTTGCCGTTCGGTAGCCGACAGCTCGCCGCGCACTTGGTTCATACCAGCGCGCGCACCACTTGGGTCAACCTTGACTCGAATGTTGAAATCAGTCAACGGGCTTTTCCTCGGGTCGCACTGGCGCGGCTTCTGGTTTCGGTTTCTGGTTAGCTTTCCATTTCAAGTAAACCGCATCAAGCTCTGCAATGACATCCCATAGGATAAAACAGTTTTCCTCGTCTAGCCCAAAGCGAGCGCCATAATCCATGGTCCGGTCCCAAGGGATAGGACCAGCTGTCATTCCAAACGTGCGGCAAGTTCCCAGCGCACGAAAGGCTTGAAAGAAGAACTGCGCTCCGTCTGGAATCTCCGGCTTGTCGAGATACCAAGCCGGTAGAGGACGACCTTTGATTATGGCCGACTCTACCGAAAAGCCATCGCGCTCAAACCGGAGTTCCCACTCCAGTCGAAGCGCTAGGATTTTCCCAGGTCTTCACCGGTTGCCGCCGCCTTGTGTGCAGCACGGAAATTGTCAGGGTTCTCGGTGAACGCCTTGAGGTCCATAAACATGTCGCGCGGCAACGCATCCAAGAAGGCTTCGCAATTCTCGAGATTGAACTCGACCGCTTGGCCTTTCGCATCGAGCACGTTTTTCCAGCCGCGAACGACGTGCTTCGCCATGAGCTCACGGTCGTCGTCTTGGATTTCGCTGATCTTGGTGACGTCGATCTTTGCGCCAGCGCTGCGTCCCGCAAACTTGGACATCGCTTTCAGGCGCGCGTTGAAGTAAGCCTTGTTCGATTGCGTGGCGCTCACCACCAGCAACACCGGCTCTCCCTCAAGGTACGAAAGCGTGAACTCACGCTCGTAGTCTTGATCCACTTCTTGCTTCTTCAGATTTGAAAAGTCAGGCATGTCGGCTCCGTCGGTCTCATCGGCCTAGAAGGAGTGAGCGGACGACAGGGCCGACTCTGTCGCCCGCTCGTACCCTCGGCAAGTTTGCGGTGAAGCTTACGATGCCGGAAGGTATGGGAACAACGACACCGAAGCGGACGTGTTGAGTGCGCTCGGATCGCCGAAGGCCATGCCGCGCAAGCTGATGAGCACCGACTCATTCAGCGGGAACGATTTGCTCCCTTCGCCTAGCGTGGCCGACGGCATGTCGATATAGAAGCCACCGTCATTGTTCCGCATGGCCAGATCGAGGCTGACCGTGGTGTTGTTCCGAATTGCAGAGATGACGGCCTCATCGGTGAACACCGCTTCAGCTTCAAAGCTGACGTCGAAGTTACCGAGATTCATGTACTTCGCGCCGATTTGACCGATGATCTTTTCGGGGCTGACGTTGTTCTTCAAGCGAAGCGTAATGTTTTTGAAATCGGTCGTGATGCCGGTTTCATCAATCTTAGCGATACGCATCCGCATGGCGTCGGCAGAAGTGTTGAACGCCTCAACACGGTACGGCGCAATCGCCGCCGCTGCGTTGGTGGCGCGCGTATTGGTCGGAACCGGGGTATCGGTGCCGATAAAGCGATAACCGACCGTGGCCTTGTCTTGCAGCGGCAAGCGCAATTCGATTTCGTTGCAGTAGTTACCGGCCGGATACTCGTAGCGAGCCGTGTCGCCACTGCCAAGCGTCGGGAAGTTTGCTTCGAACGTAGCGCTGCGGAGCAAGTAGTCACCAGACGAGCGTGCCACGTTACGCGTGAAGCGGCCGAAGAAGATTTGGATGGTCTTGGTTGCACCGGCGTCAGTCGTGAACGTGGCGGACTTCTTGTCCAGCGTCAACAGGTTGGCGGCGATAGTGCGGATGCGCGCCCAACCACGGTTCGCCGTGACAGCGAATTGCGTAGGAGCGGTTTCACCACCGATCCAGATGAACTGACCAACGGTCAGGCCGAGCGTAGTGAAGTTGAGCGAGGTGCTGGCAAGGTTGCCAGCGGCTGTCATGGTGATATCGCCTGACGCGCCTTGCACGCCTGCAATTTCCAAGATCGCATTGGTCAAGCCGGTTTCAGCCGTCAAGCCAGACGTCTTGATTTCAGTACCTGTCGAAGACGCGCCAACCACCTTCAAGCCGTTGTTTCCGGCGATTGTGCAGTTACGCACTGCGATCAGCGTGTTCTGCGTGAGTGCGCCGTTGGCTGGAACCGTGAAGCCGGTAGCAGTGACAGCCGTCGGCAAGAACACCGGATTCGTCGGACCCTTATACGACGACATGATGAATGCGTCGATGAAGTCAATCCAGTGATCCATGGTGAGGTCGAGGTCAAGCTCAACCTTGGAATCAACGCCGGTGATCGTACCCTTGCGTTGCTGGCGTGACGTGCTGATCGGTTGCCGTGCAACCGTTGACATCATCGCGCCCCAACCAGGGATCGCGTTCGGTTCAACCTGTTTCCAGGCGGGTGAACCAGGAAGAACGCCTAGCGTCTGCTCCCAGGCAAACGCGATGGCGACATCATTTGTTAGAACGCGACCCATCTAGGTTCACTCCAATTATCTAACTTCACTATACGCGAATGGGACTTCGCAGACAATACCTTCCCACAGAGCTTCAGGCGCAGATTCTCTAGGGACAAGTGCGGCAAGCCGGATACCGCTTAGGTTCTTGCCTTCGAACATCGTCTTTAAGAAATCGGCGTGGTCATCAAGCGCTTTGCGGCCAGTAGCGGCCGGAACAAACACTTGGATGAGCACAATACCAAAGCGCTCAAAGCGCCGATTACCCAAGGAGCCAAACGATTCAGGTGTCGCACCGGTATGACGAACGCTGAGCCGCGCCCACGCAACACCCTTCACCGGTGTGAACTGTTCGTTGTCAAACGTGTATTTCGTGCGCGCACCCCATTGAGCAATGAAGTGATCGTAAATCAGCTCGCGGGCTTGGGCGATTGTCGTCATGCTGGTCGCCCACCATTCGCAAGCACGGCTGTCGCAATGCTCATCTGAACGAAACCGGCTGGCGCTTGCTGCGACGAACCGTCGTTCAGGTCTTTTAGATATGGAACATTATTGCTGATCCATGCCGGACCAGCGGCCAAGCGATAACCGACGATTGCCGCTTGGCCAGCTTCTTGCGCGCCGCGTGCGCCGCTCACCGCTTGCGCGCGTTGCTCGCGATCAGCGAATTCAGGCTGCGGCGGCTCGATAGGTACGCCAAGCGACGGAACCCAATTAGCGCGCGCCCAACCAGTGTCAACCGGCGTGGCGCGAAGCAGATTGTAATGGATGTCTAGCGTCAACTTCGCAATAGTGCGCTCGGCATGTTGACCGAGCGCATCTATCACAAAGCGGGTTTCCTGACTAGACACGCGCCCTCACTGGTGCTTACGGGGCGAGTTCCAAGTAGTTGATGACCACCGGCTCGCTGGAGGCTGAAAGCCGCAGCGCTTCCTCTTCAGTCACGCGGGCGACAGGCGCATCGGCGAACATGACCCAAAGGCCAGTTTCGTCGCGACGCACTCGGTGAACTCCAGGCTGGAACACCACTGCCACCGGCTCTTCAGCCGGGGCTGGCGCTGGCTCAGCCGGGGCTTCTGCCACCGGTTCAGCCACCGGTTCAGCCGGGGCTTCCGGGGCGGCGACCACCGGCTCGCCAGGATCGCTCAGGGCGGGCTCCGGCACTGGTTCAGGCGCTTGGGGTGTGGGCTCAACCGGCGCGGGCTCCTGCGCGGCTGCGGCTTGCCGTGCGGCCTCGGCTTCCGCCGCTGCTACTTCAGCCAACCGCTGCTCTTCAGCAACACGCGCCGCTTCGGCCTGCTCAGCCGCTACGCGAGCTTCTTCAGCCGCCGCAGCAACACGCGCCGCTTCGGCCTGCTCAGCCGCTACACGCACGGCTTCGGCTTCTGCGGCCAACCGCTGCTCTTCAGCAATGCGGGCTTCTTCAGCAACACGCGCCGCTTCGGCTTCTGCGGCCAACCGCTGCTCTTCAGCAACACGCGCCGCTTCGGCTTCTGCGGC